CTTCATTATACATCTCTATCTCATTTGCATATATATACTGAGAGTTTTCAAATGTTTGTGTTAATCCTAAAAAAGGAAGTAAGATGATTGCTAATTTAATTATTGTCTTCATATCTATTGTTTTTAATTATGATGTAAATATAGTATATATATCTTTACTATACTAATAAATATCACTTTTTTTACTAAAACATCACTTTTTATAGTAATTTATATTCATTCTAAATAGAGTCGTTCAAATTTGCATACCAGTTATAGAATATACCTTCCTCTCGGTCAGTTGCAGTTCCTGAAGCTAATTTAACACTAATTTCTCTTATTTCTTGAGCTGTCACCTCTTCTATTGATTCTATTAAGTCTACTTGTTTATTATCACACATAATTATAGTTTTTTACTGATTAATAATTCATTTTCTTTTTTAAGGCCTATGTTCTCATCTTTTAATCTGATTAATTCATTATAAGCTTTGTCATACGTTCTGTCGAAGCCTTGCCTTTCCATCTCGTAACTACTCACTGCTATTATAAGCTGTATAACGTGCATTTTAAGAGCTTTTAGCTTAGGATTGGAACTCTTAGCTGAAAATTCTATTAGAAGCTCGTTAATCTCTTGTATATGGTAGTTTTGTTCTAGTTCTCTATAGTTCCTCATAATTATTTCTTTAAAGATTCTAAGTCAGGGAAACAAGTATGTATTGCTTTTAATACTCCAGCACATTCCTCATACATCTCAACTGATTCATAATATGCTATAAAGTCTTCTAATATATATAAGGGAATACCGTTATCTATTGAAATCATTGTAGCGTTAAATACATCTTCTATTACTCCAGATCTATTAAGTTCTCTATCGTTATCGTTTGGGTTTATCATAATTTTATTATTTTAATTGTTTAACATATACATACTCATTAAGATCTACATACTTCTCAACGAAAAATGCGTTATATAATTCTAATCCTGCTTCGAATTTAGCCTTACCTCTAGCAAATGTCTCAGGGCCTACTGGAAACTGTCCTATATCTAAAGTTCCCTTATCTACTACTAANAATGTNAAGTTAGGTACATCGTATAACTGAGTATATAAGTAAGCTTGTAAATCATAGTCATATTTGTCTATTACGTATTCAAAGTTCTTTATACCTACTGCAGTAGTTTTTAAATCAATTACAGTATCTTCTCTAAGTATATCGGCCTTTCCTCTAACTGGTAGTCCGTTAAACATTTTCATCGCAGGAACTTCTGTCTTAGCTTTATTCATTAATCCCATAGCAACCTTATTTTTAGTTAAAGCATCTGCTATTCTCTCTGCTGAAGCGAGTTCTTTTTGAGTGAATGTATTTTCTTTGCCAAATTCGTTTACTGCTAAAGTCCATTTCTTAGTCCTCTTAGTTGAAGTATCTACAAAATTAAGATCTGATATTTTATGAGGCTCTAATACTGCTGTATGAACTAATTTACCATCTCTTAAAGCTTGAGTCTCTGGAGATCCGTATTTCATTACATATTTAAATTTCTTAGGTGATTCTAGTAACATCTTAATATTAGAGTAAGATAATACTTTGTCTCCTAAATGTCCGTAATAGAATTTATCATCTATCATTTTTTCTAGAATATCGTCTAGTTCGAATTTTTCATTGTTAAATAGTGTTATCATATTAAAAGGGTTTAAAAGGGTTAATTAAATCGTCTGCTAATGGCTCGATGTATTCATTCTTATCGAGATCCTGAAGGTAGTACGCTAAGTCTGTCATAGTTAATATCATTTTTAAGTTATTTATTCTACGAATATAAAACAATTATTTGACATATCCTAATTAAATGTAAAAAAAAACCCCTCATTTCTGAAGGGCTTGATTTATTAATCATTATTGTACTCGCTTAACGGAGCGTCTCCGACTGCTTCTAACTCCTTCTGCAGGTTTGCTAATGCTCTCCAAGCTACTTTAGCAGAATGTCTAATCCCATCAGAGTCTACAGTTCCAGCTTCTAATAAATGTCTAGTCAAAGCGTCTAACTCGTCTCCAGACTTTGATCTATCCCAATGTAATGGTAAACCTTTATTATGCTGTTCGTTACCTATAAAGCTAGTTCTACTAACTTCTCTTATTGCATCTGGAAAGTAATTTAATACTCCAGAAAATACAGGCATTTCTTTACGAGGAGCTACAGAGGGTTTAACCTCTGCATATTCTACTCCTATTCCGTGTAAATCGTCTAACGACTTATCTACGTCTGTGATCTCAAAGTTAATTCCCCATTGATCCAGTACTGAATTTTTGAATCCCATATTATAAAGCCATTAATTCGTTAATACAAGTAGATCCGTCAATTACTACAGCACATCCTATAGCTGGTTTCTTACCTGCTTTTGCATAGGCCATAGCGTAAGTATCGAAATTGATTCCACATCCTACCTGACATCCAAAAACTTTGAAGTTTCTACCAACAGCCCACTCAGTATAACATTGAGTATGAAGATGTCCCTGTACTGTTGACATCATATCGGCTTTTGACTTAGTTCTAGCAGTTCCTGCTTCACCGTGAATGTATTGTACATTATCATATACTACTCTCTCTGTAAAGTTCCAGTTTGGAGTTTCCAATACTTCTTTATATTGTTTAATCCATTTAGAAGGTACTGCAGAAGATTGGGCCTTACGCATTATCAGGCGATCGTGATTACCGATTGTAACGTCAGCTACTGGAAACTGCTTATACCATCTCTTAAGTCTATTGATAGCTAAGTCTAATTCTTGAGCTCCACCCATACCGTTAGCATCAGTCTCGTGATAACTACTAAAGTGATTATCTATAACGTCACCTATAAAGACTACTTGGTTACAGTTATATTTAGCGTAAGTTTCTACGCAATGATCAAAATATTGATCTAAGTCGAATGGAGCGTGTAAGTCTCCAATAACTAGAATTCTTTTTACATCTTTTCTAGCTAAGTTTTCAAAGGCCTTCTTTTTGTTGCCTCTTAATCGTGGTCTAATTTCTTTACTCATAATTTATATTTTTTAAGATTAATACTGCGAAGATAAAACAATTTTTGTAATATCCAAACTTTTAAGAGTTTTTCTTTTTATTTATTAAGCCTTTATGATATTTTATTACTTTAATATCTATAAGCTCAGAAATATGATATAACTCTAATGCCAGTTGCTTAAATCTGGGATTGTCTCTCTTGTCTTGTTGTTCTAGAGCGACTAACTTAAGAGCATAGGAGTCAGCTATTTCAGTTAACTCCTTTACGCTCAAGCTTTTAAGCTGTTTAGTTTTTAAACTCATTATACAGCCTCAAAGATTTTTCTTAATTCTCTGATCATTGAAGCGACGCAAGGGCCACAATTAGAAACAGATCTTTTTGAATTGAAGACATTATTATAAATATTAACTAACACTTTCTGAGTTTTAGTATTTACTGAAGATGTTTTTACTTTAAAGAAACCTTCTAGAAATTCATAATCTGTAAAGCTTAAGTCATTTGTAGTACGTCTAGGAAACAACTTATTAAGTTTATCTGCTCTAGCAGCACAGCCACAGTCATCTTTGCCCATAACCTCAGCTACTTTTTCAGCTACTGCTTTAAGTCCTGTCATTTCTGTAATTGCTTCAATGTCAGATCCTATACCGTCTTTAGCTGCAGATCCTAAAAATTCTATTATTACATCTTTTTTAGTTCTAGTTTTTTGAGCTATTTTACCAGCAGACAAACCTTCTTCGTGAAGTAAAACTATTTTGTCTTTTAATTCTTGAGTTAAATTTTCCATATTATTATTAATTTAAGTTAAACTTAGTTTTTGCCTTGACCTTTATAAGGTTTCTTATAGGCATTTTGTGTTTTAGAAGCATTCTTTGAGTGTACTCCTTTCCTTTTTGCTCTGTTCTTAGAGTTAAAGGTTGAATATAATGTTTTAGCCATAATTTAATTAATTTTAGAATAATCACCGTTTAATAAATCCTGATAGTCTTCGTCTAGTTCCTCACTTATAATAGCTTTTGATTTTTTNACAGAAAGGTATATTGTTTGAATTCCTAATCCTGTTTCTTTTGCTATTGTCCTAAATGATTTACCAGATTTAATATAAGTTTTAAATAACTCAAAGTCAAACCAGTCTATTCTACCTTTTAATACGTCGTAAACTTTATTCTCCATTTTTTGAACTGCTTCAACATACGGATCTAAAGGATTTTCTACTAACATATANTTCTCTTCAATATCGTATTGATCACCTAAGAAATTATATTTTATAGCTTTTACCTTTTTAAAGTCATTTAGTATTATTGATCTCAATGCGAAAAACATATATCCTTTTGAAGCTACTCCTTTTTTAGTTATGATCTTATCATATAAGTCGTCATATCTAGATAGTTTTAAGTATGCTTCTTGAACATAGTCCTCAGCGTAATTTCTAACTCTAGCATCATTACCGTATAATGACTTAGCTACAGATATAAATTCTTTGTGATGTACGCTTAATAATTGTAACGCTCTAGCTGTATTTTTATTTATCATAATTGATTATTTTTAGAGGGTTTATAGTAGTTCGTTTACAGGTGTAAAATTAGAATGTAATATATCAGATCCTGCGAAAGTAAATCCAGCGTTACCTACTTTCATTCTTAAAGAAATTGGTTGATCTAAACTAGTAGGCCTTCCTCCAGTCTCTACTTCTTTAATTTTTCTTACGTGAATATCTGATTGCATCCATAACGTTGGGTGCTGGGTGTATCTATGAATAGTGTATACGTCATCTGCTCTGTTTCCCCACTTTCCTCCTCCTTCAACGTCAGCCATTGACGGTGGTGTTGGTAGTCCAGAAAACTCGTGATCTCTAGGATGAACTCTTCTTAGAGCTTCAGTTACTGCGTGAGCATTTAACCATATAGTAACGTTATTTTCTTTAGCAAATAAACGCATTTCGGAAGCAATTTGATAATCGTATTCGTGGCCTCCTACTGATCTAAGTAATTGTATGTCTTTAGCTAGTGAGTTATAAGGATCTACTAGTAAACCGTCGTAGTTCCAAGTTTCTTTAATTTCTGTAGCTTCTTGCATTAATTTCTTAGCAGTGTATACTTCTTTTACGTCTATTATTTTAAAGTGCTCATCACACCAGTCCATTGCAGACTCTATCTCATCGTCTCTTAATTGATTAATTGCCTTTCCTGTTTTGAACTCAACTATTTTTCTAGCTATAGAGTATGCTGTATTTTCAGAAGAGAATATTAGCCATTTAAGATTATGCTTTAGAGCATAGCAAACCATTAGATACATTATTACTGTCGTTTTACCTGTATTAGCGTGTCCTACTACTACATTAAAAGTTCCTCTCTTAAACCTTAAGTGTTCGTCAATTTCTGGAACATTAACTCCTAGACCTTGTTCGATCCTGTCGTATTTTACGTCCATTAATTTAGTAATAAGGTTGATTTTATTTGCGATCATATTTTAAGATTTTAGAGAGGTTAGACTTTTATTGAAATTAGTTGGTTTATTAAAAAGGTAAGTCGTCTCCAGCTTCCTCTACTCTAGGAGCATTTTGCTGAGCATTTGAAACGCCTTCTACTTTGTCAGCGACTACTATTCCACCGTCTTCTGACCAGACCACCTTTCCATTACCTAAGTAGTTCTTAGCTACTTTTGCGTCTCTATCTTCTTTAGATTGAGATTCTACTATAGCGACATTTTGGCCATATTGATTAGTCTCTCCGTTTACAGAAATTGTAAAGTTTAAATACTTTCCCTTTCCTAGTTTAGACTTGTCGATTTTCGTGATGTCGATACTTGCTGCGATTAAATTTGAATTTGCCATAATTTTTAATTTTAAATGTTAATGATTATTATACTAATTTTGCTGCGATTTCTTTTTTAACGTCTGCAGATACGTTATACTTTTGCTCTATTTGATCCATTGAACCACCTTTTTTAATAAAGCTAACTGCTTCGATGAACTGGTTACTGTTGGATTTTAGAGCTGGTTTTGCTTTGGAATTATCCATAGAGTCAGCGTCTTTTGTATCGTCTATTAGAAACATTCCTGACATTGCGTATTTTCTAGAATAACTAGAAGCAGTTCCGAATGTCTGGCTAGTATCCATACCTTTTTTATTAAGGTCGATTCCAGCTTCTGCTTTTACAGAGAATTCTTTGTCTCCGTCTGTAACTAAAACTGTAGCTACATTTACTAAAACTCCTGCTTTTTCAATTACTTCGTCTGACAACGTTAAGAATAATCCGTGTTTAAACAACAAAGGTTTAACGGCTTCCTGAATGTCCTCCAGATTTCTGTACTTGTACTTCCCAAAATTATTAGTTTGGTTTTTAGGAGCTTTAAGTTCGTTTTGAATTTTGATTAATTTTTCGATCATAGTTTATTATTTTAAGTGATTATTAAAATGCGAACATACAACAATTATTTGATATATCCTAATTATTTTTAACTTTTTTTAATTTATTTTTTAGGTGCTGAAATTTATCCTTCTGTATGTTTATTTTATTTTTCATTACTTCCTTAAGATCTTGAGTATTATTTTTACACTCTACAACTTTTAATCTAGATTTAGTAAGACTTTCGTCCAGCTTTCTTATATCTAGTCCTAGCTTGAATATTATATTATCATTAAGTTTTACAATTTCTTTTTGATATTTCAACTCTTCGTTTAGCTCGGAATACTCATTATTAAGTCTTAAGTTGTCTTTTTTTAGTTTCTTATTAATGATTTTTAGATCCTTTAATTCTTGTTTTAATTTTTCCATAGTTGTATTTATTATATTATACGTTTATTTTTATTAAAGGTTACAATTATTGCAGTTTATTTCAAATTTAGCTGCTTCATTAGCCCAGTACTTAGCATCTTCTCTAGCTAATCTAGTCTTCTCTCTGTCTATATCTAATTGTACTTGAGCTCTATCTTTAAAAGCTTCTAATTCGCTCTGGTAATGAGCTACGTCAGCTCTAAGGTCTCTTACTACATTTTGAGAAGAGTCAAATCTACCTTCTTTTAATTCAATAGAGAATTTTAAACCATCTATTTTTTTATTAAGATCTTTTAAGTTTTTAACGTGAACCATTTTCGCTATCTCTAGTTCAATGTTTTTATCTTTTAAATCTTCAATAACTTCA